CCCGTCGAGTCGATCTCGATCTGCTCGACCAGCGCAATGCGACTATACAGCGATAGTTGGGGGTCGGTCAAGGTTACAACCTGCCCGAGCTCGAGCTGGTAGCTGCGTGGGACGGTGTAAGTGGCGCGCATCCGGGGTTGCCCAAACGCGCGGATGCGGTCTGCCAGGACACGCCCCGCGGTTGCCGAGTCGTAGATGCAAGCCGAGGTATACGCCCTCGTTTGCACCCCAAACACCGTCTGCGAGATCCGAGTGTACGCATCATCTGCGGGGTCGTAGGTGCTCTCCCCGACGTTGGGCGCAGAGGTAGATGTCGGTTGGTTGTTGGGCTGGCCGCCTCGCCAGATAGTCGCCGTGTAGCGGGAATGCTGCACGTCGTACTGGTACTGGAGCGAGGCGCGGTTGATAACGTCCGAATCAAAACTGACCTCACTTACCAAACGGATGGCGCTATCGATGGTGACGTCGAGCACTGCCGTAGCGTCGGCGGCTACGGCATCCCGTCGCCACACCACCGCATACCAACCGTTGTTGCCCTGCACTACCGAAGCTGGCAGGTACGGCATGATGTTGGTCTCAAGCCATTCCAACGGCTTGACCTGGGCATCGATGGCGCAGTCGAATCGGTAGGATCGGAGCGCGTTGGTTACCGACGCCATCCGCGCATAATCCACGGGGAGGCCGGCACGCTCGAGCATGTATGCGATCACATCGCCGGCGAGGGGAGACAACCCAACGATACCGTTACCCGTGTAAATGGAACTCGTGTACTCGCGCCACGCTGCAAACACCGACGACGTTGTCGGTTTGGTAGTTGGGTTTTTGGGCGTGCTATAGGTGGGCACCACGGTAACGGGTTGGTACAACGTGGGATCGAGGTTGGGTGTCAAGTCCGCGCCGTTGGGCGTGCCCTGCTCTCCCAAGCCGTAGAAATACCCGGCGTTTTCTGGGTTGCCGTCGGTGAGGTGCGTGTCGGCCCCCCAGATATGATCGTACCAGTCCACGGGCTCATGCCAGCCAACGTACGAGTCCCACCGGTTGGCCCGCTCGTAGATGATCGCCACGGGCTGACCGAGCAAGTCAAACGTGTTGCTCACCCGAAACCGGTGGCCGTTGGGGTTGAGATCGGTATCCCCGGTCAATGTGACGAACTCGCCGGTAACGTGGTGTCCAGCTACGCACAGTCGCAGGGTGTTGTTGACGCTGGCTGAACCTGCTCCCCAGTGAGCGTACCAAAGGGGTTGGGTAGCCGGTACCCAACTGGTGTCGCCCGTTTTGCCCGGCGACCCAAACACCGTCGGATAGCTCAACCCCAGCTCATCCAACGACAGCGATAACACCGTGTACTCGCCGACGGTCGCTGCGCTGATTTGCTGCGAGACCGGGGGGTATTCGGTGGCGCGGGTAGATTCTGGCAGTTCGATGGAGAACGACACCGGGTCACCCAAAAACCGCCAACTGGGGCCGGTCACGATGCCGTCGATGAGCTGGAGGCGCTGCGCGTAGTCGGTACCCTCGAGCCACACACTTAGACGGGCAGGGCTACGCGCGAGCTGCCAACCGTCGGCGTACATCGCTGCAACGTCTACGGGAAGGATTGTCTGCACCGGTACAGTTAGCGCCGCCGGCGCAGTACCTAAAAACGACATAGCCTGCTGCATAGTGACGTCGTCGAACCCCGAAGCAAATGACAACGTGCCACCGGTCGAGGCGTCGGGCACCTCAAACGTCGCATCGGACATCCGGTAGGTGATGCCGGCAAAATCGAGCTCGAGGAGGATGTGGTTGCGCGGCTGGCTCACAGCTCCTCCTCGATCAACAGGGTGCCCATGCGTATCAACTCGCCGGTGCTGCCCGTCCAGGCGTTACCCAAAACGACGTCCATCTGGAGTGTATCGGTCACAACCCGCCCGTACAACTGGAGGTCGCGGGCAGTAATCGTAGTGACAATACCCGCACCCGCAGTCACCGGGACTTTAGGCAGGTACACCATGCAGTTCTCGCCGTCGCTCGCCAGCAACCCGAACATATCAAACGGAGTCGCCGACCAGTTGCCGATCACCGTGCCCCCGGTGTAGGACGTGACGTAGTCGGGGCTTGGCCGGTGGAGGTCCGATGTGTCCACGCCGTCCACCCAATCCATCGACTCTGCGCGCCTCGCCGCGCCCCTTTTGGTGACGCGACGGGTGCCGTCTTTGGCCTCTGCCGTTTGCAGGTTGGTGGCAATAGAGTGCTGCTCGCCGCGTGACGTGCGGCGGGCAAACACCAGCGCCGTACCCACAAAGAACTTGCCGATCTCGATGTACCCCGACGCCGTCGAGGTGGCCGCGACCGTCAGGTTGAAACTGGTAGCTCCAGCTGCGACGTCGCGCAACAGCACGGTAACGTCGGGCGACAGGATCGAGCCCGCCGCGCCGCTTGCCGCCTCCGTACCGTCTACGCCCTCGAGCGTCAAAACCGGACGAAGCCCAACGCCCATCGTTGCCGTTGTTGACCAACGCCCACCGGTGTTGCGTCCGATGGTGCGAATCTTGCCACCTCCACCAAACCGGAACGTAGCCCCCGCCAAAGTGTTGGCCGGCAGATAGTCGGTGATGTCGTTGCCCCCGCTTGGATCACACTGGATGATGGTACCCGTGCGGGTGTATTTTAGTCCGCTGCCGATGCGCAAATCAATCGTGCGCGAAACCGCGCCGGCGATGGGATCCACATATGAGAACGTGGCAGTGTCAAAGTTGCAGTTTCTCAAACACACCGCAAGGATCCCACCGTCGTGGGTGCCTGCAACGGTCATATTTACGCCAACTGCTTGATCGAACCGCCCACCGGACTGCGGGCTTGAACGGACCAGCGGGTTGGTGTTCGTTGCCGGGTAGGGGAGCGCGCTGTTGATTTGCCACGTTGCCCCACTGGGGAACAGTCCGATTCCGGCGAGCTTCAGCCCGAGCTCGCCGATGAAGGACGTCGTAGGCAACAACGCTTGACCCAACAGCCGCGAGCTTAGGCCGGGGTTGCCACCGCTACCAAAGCTAATCGAGCGGACGTACCCATCGAGCAACGCAATACCATTGCCGCCGAACGCAAACGACACGCGGTCGGTAGTCACGGTGCCCGGTTGCATGATGCTGAACCCGGTCTGCCCGGTGTACCACTCGTCAACACCAGCGCCGATTTTCTGTGCTGCGCTACTAAGGTAGTCTACCAGCACGCGGGCAGTGGGCCCTGCCGCGTTGTGCTCGTACAACCAAATCCGCAAAGCGTTTACCGTTGCGGTTTCGGTATACAGCGTGCTTGGAACGCCGACGCCGCCGCCGTTCATATCGGTCACCGTTACCGTTGTCGGAGTGCAACGCACTCGGACGTCGTAGCTCCGAGGCGTGCCGTCACCAATGCGAGCACGCAGCTCGAAATAACCAGAGTCTACTCGAATGCCTCGCGCCTCGACGCGCACGCCGACCGCCAACGTCAACGCTGGAGCTGCTGCCCACGTAGCCACGTCCGCGAGAGTAGTTCCAAGGGCGCGCATCCCAAGCCCAGTCAGCGTCACACCGGGAGCACCAGCGGTGGGTGTGTAGGTCCAAGTTGCGCCGGTGTTCTGCGGCAGATTGATAGCCGCCCAGTTGACACCCCATCCGCTTGCTTGGTTGGGCGTGGGGTCCTTGCTACCCGTCTGGGGCAGCGGGTTGAGCGTCAAACCGCCGACGGTAAACGTCACCAGCGAGGAGTCGGCAGCGTTGCCTGTGCTGCCCTGCGCCTGCGCCACACCGACGATCCGTGAGCCCTGAGCGCAAAACTGGTAGTCCTTGAAACGGGTAGCCGAATCAAGCGAGCGCCACCACGCCAACCCCGTTGCAGGGCCCAACCCCGTGCCCACCGTAGTCCAGGTGATGCCGCCGTCGAGGGACTGTTGGACGTAGCCCTCCAGCAGCGCACCACCGGCGGCGTTGTGGTCGCTGCCAAACAGCCACAACGTGCCGGTGTCGTCGGCGACCAGCGACAGCTCGCCAAACGTGAACGCCCCGCCGCCGCCCACGCTGGCCCATTCCATCGCGTTGGCCGTCGTGGTGGCCAGCACAGGCACGGCACCAAGAAAGCCGTCGAAGGCGTTGGCGCTGCGGCGCGCGTAGGGCACGCGGGATGCGCTGCCGCTGGGGGTGTTGTCGCTGATGTACGCGAGGACGAACCCGCCATCCCACGCCGCAACGTCGGCGTACCCGGCGTGGGTGATCGTATTGACCAGCTCGAGCGTGCCACCGAGGTCGGAGCTCGCGTATACGCGCACCTCGTTAGACGCGCCGTTCAGCACGGACACCACCAAAGAGACCTGGCCGTTCACGTAGGCACCGCGCATTTTGATCAGACTGTAGCCGGTAAGGTTGGCACCGACGTATTGCGCGAGGGAGCGCGGCCCAACGGTGGAGCTGGTGTCCTCGTCGGGCGCGCTGCGCCACGACACAAGCTCTTTGTTCGCGTCCACGGCGAACACCACCCACCCCCCATCCGCAAGCGCCACGATGCACGACACGTCGTCGTAAGGGGTGGAGATCGCACCACCACCGTTGGGCGCACTGTAGTTGGGCAGGTCAAGCCGCGCCCCCCAGCTGCCCGCGAGCGGGCGGTGCCAAACCGATACGTCGGTAAAGTTGTGCGTGGCGCTGATTGTCATCGCGCCGCTGGGATGCGTGCAAATCGACGGGGAGTCCCATTCGGTGGCCGAGGTGGACAGCGACAGGATCTGCATCCCCGACAGCGACGTCGGCGGGTCCTGTGCGGCGGTAGACAACAACGCAGGCGATAGGGTCAAAGCCGCCGCGATTGTGATCCGAGGCGTGGTGGTTGTGCTGACCACCGTCACGGAAGGGCCTGCGCCTGAGACACCCGTCAGCGAGGCGGCAGAGGCCCCGGCAAGCGTTCCGGCGGCGTAGAGCGTGCCATATGCAGGTCCGGTCACTGGAATAGCCCCAGTGGCCGTCGGCAGGGTGCGAACGGGCACTGCCCACCCGCCGCCGGTGGACAGCGACACCGTCGAGCTGCTCACCGCACCGGAAGTTTGACGCACGATAGCCTGGTACTGGGCGGGTGACGTTGGGGTGCGATCAGACACTGGAGATCCTCCGGTTGGTGCGATGCCCGTATACCGCGCCGGAGTTCAGCGCCTCGCGGAGCACTCCAGCGGAGTCGAGTGAGCGTTTGAGACCGGCTTCAAAAACCCGGTGTCCGAGCACGATGGGAGCAGGGCCTCCACCGTTGCCGCCACTTTGCATCCGCCCGTTGTTCATGTCTTCGATGCGCTTGCGCCCCATTGACGCTGCCGCAGTTGGGTTGAGCACGGCTTCGTTTCGTAAGATCGTTGCGTTCATTTCGTCGGGTGCTCGACCCGAGTGGAACGACGGTTGCTCCGCTGCAATGGTGGCAATCTGGACCGCGCCGGTAACACCAGCGGCAATAGCCATAGCCGGTCCGAGGACCACGCCGGCGATAGGAATAGCCACGCCGGTGGAGTACGCGTTCATTACCGCCATAGCGGTGGTGATCACAGCTTCAGCCAGACGCGCCGCTTTGGCAATAGCAAACGCTTCTTTGGCGTGGGCGCGCTGCTCCGCGATGCGCTTGACCAGCTCCGCTTTTTGCGCCTTGGTGTACGTCGCCTCGCCGGCGATCAACTGGTCGGTCAACTGGTTGGCCGTTTCGTTCGCGTTGTCCTGAGCTTTCTCAAACCCTTTGGCCAACGCGGAAAGCCCGGCGGATGCTTGCTCCACCATGAAGTTGGCAAGGTCCATCGCTTGGTCTTTTTTGACCTTGGCGGCTTCGGCCTCTATGTCCTTGGTTTCCTGAGCGAGCGCGGCCTCTGCGGCGTGGCGCTTGTCGTCGATCACCGCAAGCTCCGCGGCGGTGTTGCGATGGTTGGTGACCCGTGCCGCCTCGAGCGCCTTCGTGTCCAAACCCAGCGCCATATTGGCCGCGATCTGCGCGCGTAGGTCCGCATCGCGCGCAGCTCCAGCCGCGGCGGTTTTTTCCCACTCGGTTTGGCCTTGCTTGCGTACCGCTTCGGTCAGCGCGTTGGTCGCTGCGATCTCCTCGTTGATCTTGTCGATTTTTGCGCGCGCCTTGTCGACGCGCTCTTCGTCCATTTTGAGGTATTCAGCGTGCGCGGCAGCGTTCTCGCGGTCGATCTCCGCTTGCCGTTTGGTCGCTGCGGTGACGGCTTTGGTCGCTGTTTCTTTGGCCTTGTCCGCTTGGACAGATTTATCGACTTTGCCGACGTACTCGTCAATGCGACCGTTGATCGCGGCGAGATCCTTGTCCGCTTTTTCGCGCGACTTGACAAGCTCCGAACCCGCGCCTGCAAACTGGGCCGCTTTGCGAGCGGCCTCCGCAGCGGCTTTCGCGGCGTCTTTTTCCGACTTGAACGATGCGATTAGCTTTTCTTTAGTGTCGATGGCGCGCAGGTCTGCTGCCGTTTGACTACCGCTTGCAACCTTGTAGGCGTCGTCGATCTGCTTGATGATTGCGTTGCGGTCCTCGTAGCCTTTCTGGGCTTTGGCCTGCCGCTCTTCTGCGATCTTGTTTTGCTCCTCGACCGCCTGCATGTCCTTGTCCAACACGTAGTAGGCCGCGGCCAGCGCCGCGACGGCGATGGCCACCGGGCCCAGGACTGCGGCCATAGACGCCATCGAAATACCCGCCGCGCTGCCCGCCGCCGCGAGGCCCTGCCCTGCGCTGGCGAGGCCGGCGATGGAGCTCGCGGCGCTACCCGCCTCCGGTGAGATTTTGCTCAGCACTCCGCCCAACGGTCCCAGTGCTGCCGCCGCTTTCTGTGCGCCGCCGGTGAGACTCCCCATCGCCGGCGTAACTTTCTGGGACACCTTGTCGGCAGTTGCGCCGATTGTGTTCAACGCCGCGTTGGCCTTGGTGGTTGCTGCGACCAACGAAGTCGCGTCACCGGTGATCGGAATGTTTACGGTGCTCATAGTGAGATAGCCTCTCTGCGAATCGTTGTACTACCACCCTTTGGCCCCAGTTTCTTTGGGTTGGCAGGCGCGGATAGGTTTTTGATGATCTCCGCGCGCAGGTCAGCGGCAAGCGGCGGGATGAACGCCGCTTCCACCTCTGCCCATATCCGCTGCCACTCGATAACGGTGGACCCCGACCGATGCACGAAGCTGGAGTAGTCGGCGGCGTTGAAGATTCTGAGCACTACTTTATCGCCTATTGTGCTTTCAATCGTGCCATACCACTCCTTGAACGACACGTTCTGCTGCGCCCCTGCTGGGCGTCCGATGTACAGCCAACCCGTCCAGGCGGTTTTTACCGCGAGCAAGATCCGATCCTTGTGCTTGCGGAATACCCGCCGCTCGCAGTCGCTTAGACGGCGTTGGATGTTGGTGGTCAGGTCAACGGTGGATATGGCCTCAACGGTTGCCACGCGGCCTCCGTGGAGCTCGAGCTGCTGCTGGGGCGCTCGACAACCGCGCCTCGACGGAGTCGGTCACCGTCCGCATCGCATCGAGCATCGCAACCACGGTGGGGTTGCCGCCGCTTACGATCTGCGGAATAAGGGTCTCGTACAACGGAGCGCCGCCGTCGCGCACGGGGGTAGTGCCCGCCTCCGTTATGTACTCGACATAGTCGCAATCGTTCTGGATCGTGAACCCGGTGGTACCGTCCGACAGCAAGGTGTAGGAGAACGCATCCCGCGAGGTCGAGGTATCGACCGGCCACTGGTCCTCGATCTCATTTAGGATCTCAGCTGCGTAGCGGTCGAGGACTTGCAGCTCCTCGAGCTCGAGGTACCGAAACGATCCATGCCGGGCCAACCGGTAGCGGTCGATGCTGTCCAGCCGAACGGGCCACTCGATGCCCACTACCGTGCCGCCCAATCGGCAAACGACGCCAACGCGGGGTCGCTCGACGGCTTGTTGGCCGGTTTGGATCGGGCATTAATCATGCGAACGTGATCTGCTGCGCTTACCGGCGCAAGCGTGTTTTTCCACCCGTCGTCGGCGTCTCGAGTGAGTAGGTGCGCGACGAGATCCACATATTCCTCTGTTGGTAAGTTGTAGGCGGCATGAACGCCCCCCAGGTGTCGTGCGCCGTGCTCTACGAGCAAGCCGTCGAGTCTGCCGGAGGGGCTGCGGAAAAACTGGAGCGCGCCATCGCTTGGTTGAGCAGCAACTGCCGCTTGTACATTTCGGGCGCAATGCCGCCGAGCAGCTCGACGAGGTCGAGCAGCGACCACCCGGCGTCTTGCAGTTCCTCACACACGCGGTGGCCGTATGCGACGAGGTCGGCGTCGGCAAGCTTGCCGAGGTCCAGCTGGGTTTCGAGCTCGAGCGTGGGGTGCTGCCAGCACGCCCCGATCACCAGTCCGCACATCGGCAGCATCCGCTCCGCAGTGGCCTGCGGGCTGAGGCCTGCGTCGTCCTCGCGGTGAGCGATGAGGCATTGAACCACCGCCGACGCCACCCCGTAGTAGGGGTGGCGGAATGTGAGCACGCCACGGTCCTCGACGGTCTGCTGCCAGTAGCGGTCGGTGAGTGGCACCGGAAGTGTCAGCGGCTTGGTGCGCGCTTTCACGTCGCACCGCCAAGCTGCCGGAGCTGGTCGCGGTCGGTGTTGCTACCCAAAGCGGGCTCCCCGGCATCGCGGGGAGTCTCTAGGTCCGTAGCCGCCGGAGGGAGCACGCCGAGGGGGGATGGAGGCTCACGGGTGACCTGCTCGTAGCGGTGGGTAGCAGGGAGCACGGGGTGGGCGTAGCACTGCTGGGAGTTGCGAGCGTCACGGACAATCAAGACGTCGTAGTCGTTGCCGTCCTCGAGCAGCGACAAACGCTTGAGGCACCATTTGATGCGTGCTTTTAGGTCGTAGGAGGTCTCGCCGAACGGTTGTTTGACCCGCCAGCCGGGCCAAATGATGTCCATTTCGGCTTCGATGGCGGCGATCTTTTCGAGAATAGCGGGGGAGTGGGCGTGCATAGACAAACCCTCCTATGGTGCGGGTTGAGAGACTACGCGGAACGACCGAGAACGAGGATCGACCAAGCGTTGGTCGAACCAACCGTGGCAGACGTGGTGATCGTCAAAAGGTCACCGGTCCCGGCGGTAACCGGAACGCCGGTGGGGTCGTACAACGTGAGCCACGCGCCCGGCCCAACGATGCTGCCTTGGTCCGCGTCCGCCGCAATGTCTGCGGGCCAAAAGCCCTTGCCAGCGGCCAAACGCCCGAAACCAAACGTGGCCGCCGGAGCCAGCTGGATGTACGCGCCGGCGTCGGTGCGGTTGTTGACAAGTGCGATCAACACCACCTCGGCGAACTGGACCACGTTCCCAAAGGAGTCAGTCAGCGCGCCGGATAGATCCATGTTGACGGGGGTGCTCGCGGCAACACCCACGCGGCTGGCGCTCCAAGCAATGTCGATGCTGCCATCGGCCAACCCGTTGTTAAGCTCGAGCACCTGCGCGAACTGGATCGGAATGACGCCGCGAGAAAGCCCTGCATTGAGGACGTCGCGAGCGGTGATTTGGAGGGAGACGGAAGCGGAAGAGTTGCCCATGTTGGTGGCTCCTGACTACGAGAGGGTGGGGCGGACGGCGTACGAGGTAAAGGTACACGCAAACTTGGACGGGTCGCCTTCCGCGATGTTTCCACGCAACACGCAGAACGGCAACACCAAGGACTTGTCCGCTTCGCCGAACGGAGTGCCGTCGATGGTGTAGGTGATCGTGACGGTGAAAACGTCCGAGTTGGCACCCATCGTGCTCACCCAGTTGGTGCTGACGTACCGCGCCGTGAAACGCTGGATCAAGTCGTTGAGCGTCACGTTGGCGTTGGCCGTGTCACCCAGGTCGCTGAGGTACGCGCTGAAACCGCCGGTCATGACGGCTTCGTCGCCGATGCGGATCATCGGTTGCGCGCCAATGACGCCACGATCCAAAACATGGACGATGGAGTAGTCCGCAGTGTTCAAGGTGAACGAACCGTCCTCGCGGATGATGGTGTAGGTATGTGCGGCACCGTTGTCCGCAAGCAAGATTTGGCCGTCGCGTTTTGTACGAATTACGGTCGATTCAGCGGGCATGGAACACCTCTAAGGTTGTGGGGTATAGCACATAAAACGTCAAGCGTTGAGGCCCGACCACGACCAGTCGCATTCGAGCTGGAACACCGCCTCAAGCAGCAGGTACTCGCGGGACGGCGTGGGGGTGCGCTGGGTTGAGATCCAACGCACAACTGCGTAGGGCAAGTTGGACCGCCGCAGCATCGCGGCCATCATGCGTTCTTCGACGTCGCCGGCGTCGAGCAAACTTTGAAACTGCGCCATTGGCTTGATCTGCTTCAACACCGACAGCGTCAAGGTATGGACCACCCGCGCCGACTCTTCGCCGCCCTCGCGGTACAGCTGGGTATCTTGGGTCTGAATCCCGATGCAGTACGAGTTGTCAACCAGCGTCTTGGGTAAATCGTTGGCGCTGAACAACGACGGCGACCGCTTGAGCCCCGTACCCGACAGCACTGCATCGACCTGCGTGAGCAAGCCCCGCAGGGTCTGGTCTTGGCGCTCGCGAACGCTCACCCGTTCATCCCGATAATGCAGGTCGGTCCAGCCGTACCTGCCACTCCGGGGAGCGAGGTACCGATAGCCGCACCACCAGCGCCGCCAGCGGCCTGGACGGTGCCCACCGCGCTGCTGAGCGTGTCGGTGATCACAATCACAAACCCGCCGCCACCGCCGCCGCCGCCCGAGGAGTTGCCAGTACCCGTCGCTGCTGCGCCCGCGCCACCGTTGGCGGAGATCCGGCCAGCGTTGGTGATCGCCTTAGCAGCCACCCAGACGCCGCCCGCACCGCCACCACCGCCGCCCGAGGTCGCCGTGGTCACGGTGCTGTTTGAGCCGCGACCACCGCCGCCGCCGCCGGTAAATGTGACTGCGGTGTTCAACCTTCCATTGTTGAACGAACCCCAGATGCTTTGGAGCGTGGTGCCGCCGGTAGCAGCTCCAGCAGTGCCCCCCACTTGCGCGCCACCAGAAGCGGCTCCACCAGCGCCACCAGACGCAAATCCGTTGGTATTGTTCAGGCTGCTAATGCTGACGCCACCGCCGGCTGTACCGTTGGCCACTGCGCTGGAGCCGCTTCCGCCCGCGCCGGACAAACCACCAAGCGAGCCACGAGCGGACAACGCCGCGCCACCGCTTGATCCGCTGGCTGAAGCTCCGTCGTCGTTGACCGAGCCAGAGCTGGAGATCGTCAACGTGCCGGCGACGAACAGCCGCCAACCGGACGTTTTTAAGTTTCCGGTTCCTTGGATCGTGACGTTGTTGTAGTAGCTGTCCTTAGACAGCGTGGGGTTGGTGCCGGTGAGCACAACGAGATCGCCCATGGCTCCAGTCCCGTACTGCTGAGACATGAAGTTGGTGGGGAGACTTGTGCTCGAGCTCGCGCCGGTGTTCTGTGACCAACTCATGCGTCCACCCCTTCGATCACGACGATCTCGGTGGAGACCGAGTGATCCGCTGCGGCGTTGCTGGGCAGGGAGCGCCCGTAAATCTTCCCGGCGGTCAGGCCAGAGTATTTGAGGTTGGTGCCGTCGTTGATGAGCGCCGCCGTGGTGGCCGACACCCCAATCACATCGTTGGTTGTGGTCGTAAACGCAAGGGTGCGACCCAAACGCGGATTGATCGTGACGCCAGTACCGGCGGTTAGGTTGGCGCGGTACAGCGTGACCGTTCCAACCGCCGGCGCACCGGTGATCGTGAACGTGTCGGTCGGTGCCGCGCCGGTCTCGCTGATTGTCCAACGGTAGGTAGCGCGACCCTTGATCACGTTGATCGTGGGGCCAACAACGGTAGAAGCGTACGCCATTAGACTCTCCTGGGGCCCCACATCCGGTACGCGGAAGCGGGGCTGTAGTTGGTGTAAATCACAGGTTGTGCGGACTGCCCCGAAATGGCAGCGGAGCGCACGTTCTGCTCGCTCATATCGTACTCGAGCTTGAGCCTGTCAAACGCCTTGTCAGCGTCGGCGCGGTACTTTTCCGCTTCGGTGCTAAAACGACCCTCGCCACTGTAGGTGGCAAAGTCTCTGAACGCGAGCTCGAGGGTCAGGGCGCACACCCAGTCGGCGAACGCATAATCGTTCATGGCCAAGTAAGGCCGGCGACCGTCTTGGAGTAGCGTCCGCTGACAGATGCCCCAAGCCTCTTGGATGTACGGTTCGTACGATGTGATCGTCGGAGGCCGGATAGCCGCGAGGTCGGACACCCGCCGCACCAGCATCGTTTCGGTCACCACGTTGTGCAGCAACCGGAGACACAGGTACGCATCGCGGCGGAAGGTCTCCGTATGCGTGCCAAACGTGAGCACCCACTCTTCTTGCCAGAACCCGCTTAGAGACGCGGTGGCAGGCAGGGAGGCCGCAGGCACGGTGTAGGTTGCCACACCGCCCACGAACGTCACCGCGCCCGTCACTACGACGGCCTTGGTGATGTCGTAGAGGGTGAACGTGCCCGAGTCTGGCACCACTGGCGACGAACCACCCGCATAGACAGGCAGCGACACCGTGGCGCTACAAGCACGCTCGTAGAACGACGGGAGCTGCGAGTCTACGGAGTAGGTCGGCATTTAGGGCACCAGCTCCGCGGGCATGGGAGTGACCACCGGCGCGACCTCGAGGGGCGCGTAGATGGGGCACACTGGGCACTCCACACACGGCGAGCTCGCCGGCGCGAGCTGCTGACCGCCGGCGATGCCAGCGATGGCACCAGCAATCACGGCGACGAGGTGAAGCACGTCGAGCTTGCGTTTGGGCGCGATGGGTTGCATCACTTGAACGCCACGACTTTGTATTTTTCCCCGTTGGTCACAGTCAACGTGACGTTGGTCGCGTCGGCGGACTCCGCAGACACGACGTACGCGCCGCCGGTGAGGTTGGACGGAATGGCGTAGAACAACACGGGGGTGCTGCCGAGGCCGTGAGCCACGGTCTGGGGGGCCCCGGATCCGGTCTGCTCAGTGCTCTTGAACACTGACGCGCTCTGCAACGACGACGACCCAGCAGGCGCGTGGACGACGGTCCAAGCGGTGCCGCTGAACACGACGTGGCAGCTTTGCCCAGGCGCGAGCGTGCAGAGCGTGGTGGACGCAGGACGATTGATAGTCAGCGAGTAGGTAGTGCCCGCGTTGTAGATGAGGTGCCATTGGCCCTTTTTGGCACCGGCGGCAAGGGTCGGCAACGTCACAACGCGGGTTGCCGTCGAGGGGTTCAGCGCGATCAGCTCCTCGTAATAGGGAGTGATCGTCAGAGCGGCGGTGATCGTCTGGATGGCAACACCATCGCCAGCATAAGCCAAGCGGCGGTAAAACTGAAACGGGGTGGTGGACTTGATGGATGCGGGCATGGTGTCTCCTAAACGGGGGGTTGAAAGTCTCTTCTGTTACCGGTTTTTCCGGTCCCAGTCTACCGCAAGCTGGCGGGCCTTGCGTTCTGCGTCGGCGGGCTTGATGCCGCCCTCGATCATGGCTCTGGTGACCTCGCCCATAGCCCTGCGGCTGTTGGGTTGCTCGCCGTACCCAAACCCGACGACCTTGTTGGGGGCGTTGGGGTCGTTAGCCACCGTAGCCGCCAAAAGCCGCCTTAGCGAGCTTGGCTTTGAGCGTGGCACGGTCAGCGGGGGTCTTGGCGGCCATGTCCATCTTGGACATGTCCATAGAACCTTCTTCTTCCGTTGCGCCCTGCATCGCGGTGGTTGCCTGCTCGAGCGCCGCGAGGGCGTCGTCCAGGGGCGCGGGGTCAGCAGGGTCGTACGCCTCGCAGGCGGCGAGCGCGTCTTGAAGGGCAGTGCGGACGGCGTCGAGGGCTTCGGGTGAGTAGGTCATGAGTCGTCCTCAGTAGCGGGGGTAGAAGAGAATCGCCGGCGCTTGGGTTGCGCGGCGGGAACAGGTTGATCGAGACCGAGCAGCGAGGCGCGCATCGCCGCGATGTCTTTCTCCAGCAGCTCGATGGCGAGCTGCTTGGACTTGCTGGTCACCGGCACTTGGTGCATGGAGGTCAGGGCCTCCACTTTGCGGTCAATCACCATGCCGGCGATGGTGGCGTTGAGCGTGCAGATGCCGACGTCAACCAAGAGCTGCCGAAAGGCGTCGTAGGCTTTATCGTCACGCTGCCACTTGACCCGGTTGCCCACCATGATCGGAGAGTCGAAGATCGTGATCCAGTATTTCCCCGTGCTGTTCATGGCGGGGTTGTACGCATCGACGGTCGCCATGTAGTTGGCGTACTTGCCGAGGCGCTGGTCACCGTTGGGGATGCAAGCGCACCCCTTGTTGCGAAAAATCTGGCGGACGTTTTCGCAGTCCTTGACCCCGTCCATGTCGTAGTTGTTCAGCGAGGCCATAAACGGCATCACCGACAACACCGGCAACCAAACGTTGTTCTTAAGCTCCCAGTCAAAGGGCTTGTGGAACAGCTCGTGCTTGTTGTTGATCATTGAAACGGGGAGGCGGTCTCTTGTTTCAGAGACCTCCGAGAACGCTTGGGGCGAAAACTGCTTGGCAGTGAGATCCATGAGAGAGACTCCAAAAAGGGGGTACGGGGGGCCCGGTGTCGGGCCCCCTCGACTATCTACCTATCAGACGGACGACACGACCTGCACGCCGCGCGCGTCTTCCATCTCTGCTACGCCGGGGTAGTAGTGGCAGATGTAGGAGCGAGCGCCCGCCGCTTCGGTGCTGAGATCCTGACAGATAATGGCGGTCTCGCCCGCAACGGTCTGCGGGTTGAACGCCTGGCGGGACAGGAAATTGGCGACCGGAGCTTCGGTGAACGCGATGGCGCGGGGTACCGACATGAAGCCGGAATAGTCGGCGGCGCTGTTGATCTTGGGCACCGAGGCGTGCGAACGGAAGTTCACACCCATCCAGCTGAACTGGATGTTGCCGCTGCCGTCGTTGGAAAGCGCGCCCTGAGTCTCAGGGGCGATTTGCAGCGGGGTAGCGGTCTCACCACGGAGGCTCGCCATGAACTGGGTGATGCCGGTGGCGTGGGTGACGAGGTCAATCTGCCCCTCACACAAGGCTTTGCGTAAACTGAAGAGCCCTGCGTACACTGTATCCACCGTCAACGCAACGCCGGTGGAGCCGACTGCGGTGTTCGCCGTGAAACCGCTGCCCAACGCCGCGATCAAGCTCGAGCGGTGGTACACAACGGACTTGAGGAAGGACATCACCAGGTTGTCCGCTTGGATGACGCCGGTCAGGTACGCGAGGTCGGAACCGGAGCGGTACAAGTTGCTTTTGGCGACGGTGATCGTCTTGTTGGCCGTGGTCCAGTTGGTGATCGAAGGCGCGGTCGCCTCGCCGGGCTGCGTCATCGGATCAACCGGCTGAATGAAGCGGAGCTTCTGGGTCGCGCTTCCGGCACCGGCGGTGAAGGGCACCAAGGTACACACGTCCTTGAGGTCGCGCGTTTCGTGGAGCAGGTCAAAAAACTGGAGGTTGAGGTAGGCGGTAATCCCAAGATCACCAGCAAGCGAGGCATTGGTATCTGCGGCCATGAGTCACACTCTATAAAAGCAAGGGGTTGAGGGTAGAACTCCGACCCGTGACGTGGGCGACCGCTCATCGGAGCCCCTTGACGTGGGGCAGGCGCTGCCTCTACGGTACAGGCTATGGCCCTGCTTGACAAGGGCCATAGTTTATAATCGTTGGATTTCTATTGCCGCGCCGACGGGAACGCGATGGCCTTGAGGCGCGCTTTAGCCGCGGCGAACTCTGCCGTGCCGTGTTTCAGTTTGGAGATATCGATCTCCTTGCCAGTGTCGCCGGGCTTGACCGGCACCACGTTGGGCTTGGCCGGGATGGGGGCGCGCGCTGCGGGCGGTGCCGCTGGTGCCGCTTTGGTCGGCGCGGCCTCGACGGTCTCGGCCTCGCTGTCGGGCTCTGCTGCTCGAGCTGCCACGCTGGGCTTCATCGCGGCGCGGAGCACCTTGTTCTCTCGGCGTGCCGTCTTGTACCAGTCGGCAAACTCCGGTTTGCCATCCGCGCCGGCCTCGAGCTTGCTGTACTGGTAGTCCAGGTATTCGAGCAGGTCGTCCATCCCGTCTTCGGGGATCTTGTCGGCGAGCAACAGGGACCGGTTGGTGGTGCGACGGAGCGAGGACTCCAGCTCCGTGATGCGCGCCTGCATTTCAGCGCGCGCTGCTGCGACAGCAGACTCCGTTGCGCCCTTGGTCGCGGCACCCGCTTCGGTGAGCGATGCGATCTCGGCGCGCGCTTCTTGGAGATCGCTGCGCGCGGCGTTGCGTTCGGTGATCAACTGCTGGATGCGGGCTTCGGCTTCGTTGGTTTCGGTTGCCATAGTAGAGACTCCTTAGAACTTGGGTTTGGTGACAGGGGGGGTGAAGGGGAACATGAGGTTGTACTGCGCGACCTCTTGCAACTTGCGGACAGCCGCGGCGGGGTCGGTGAGCGAGTAGAACTTCATCGCGACATCGACGTTGCTCAACAGTCCGAGCTCAATCAAGGTCTCGTCTTTGGCGAGGTCGGCCAAGAACTCGTCGGTGGACATTTCGGGCAGGTTGTACTGAATCTGCCAGCCCTCCGTTGGGAGCACCGGGATGCCCGCCTCGCTGTCGGCGTAGAACACGTTGTGGACGCGCGCCATCACGTTGTACAGCTTCGAGTCGGCGTCCCTAAACATCGGCACCATTGCCGTTGCGATCTTGCGTGAGCTGGACTTCTTGAGCTGGATGGCCACGCCGCTCATTGGCTGGCCTGCGTTGCTGAGATCGTCGGGGTGGATGCCGACGTTGTTGAGGATTGTGTTCTGCTTGATCATGATCGCTTCGGCCATGAGCTTCGCGTCGCAGGGCGTGAGCTGCCCGACTTTGGCCGACCCCGGTCCACCCTCCGACTTGAAACGGATAATGCTGTTGGGCGCAAGCTCGATGGTGCCGGGCGGTGGGTTGATACCGTCGAGCATTCCGGCGGTGTCTCCGATGGACTGGCCGGGGACCACCCCATCGACGAGGTACCACTGGGGCCATGAGTTGTTCCGCAGGCACACGCTCCACACCGTCCAGGCAATGCCGATGTCGAGCGTGCCGTGGACCAGTCCCGAGCCCCAATACGGATCGAATGTATCACCGGTGTATCGGGCCCGATACAACACGCAGGGCAGGTAGGGGCCCTGCTCGTCGGTGTAGATGTAGGTGCCTTGGTCGTCGGGGTAGACGTCGGCGGTAACGTCGTGACCCTCGCCGTCCATCACGGTGTGCGTCGGGTTGGCGGGGTCGCTCACATCCCAACACTCCCAGCAGTCGATGTGCTCCGTGCGTCCGGTGAGCGGCGAGGTGACCGCAAACGTCACCGCGCGTTTCAACGCCGTCGGCGAGCTCGCGTCGCCAGTCGTCGCCGTCACTACGATCTCGTCGGGCGTTACGATCTCGAGCTGCATACCCGAGGCGGTCGGGACCACCCACAGGAAACACTCGCGCAGACCGACGGTCTTGGCGCACACGTCCTGCATGATCCCCCACAAGTGCGCGCCGTTGACGGTGTCGCTCCACGCCTTGGCCTGCGCCTCGTCGAACGCGGGGTTGGTAACGGTCGGCGCGGCGTCGTAGATAATCGCCGTTTGGTCGGTGGTGTTCTCGAGCAAGTTGACGCTGGTGGACGGCCTGCCGAGGTTGCCGACGTTGGTGAGCCCCATCTGCTCACGCATCCGCTCTTGGATCTCCTGTTCCCAAGTGCCTTGGAGCATGTTGCGGCGGAGTCGCGTGTGCTGCCAGCGGGCTTGATCGTTGGTGTTCTCAGGTTGCAGCATGGGGTAGCTCCTAAAGGGACAGTTGGTAGCGGGTTGCGGCGTTGCGTTGACCCGTCATGGCAGAGAGGGGGGCGTAGGCGATGTATCGGAGTGCGTCTAGCGCGTGTTTGAGATCTTCGTCGGACTTGGCACCCTTGGAGTGCTTTAGCCCTTTGATGATGGCAACACACCGAGGGGCAACCCATAACTTATGCAGCAGAAACGCGGAGTTGAGCAGCTTCTCGCCATAGTCCACGCTGCCTTTGCCCTTGACGGGCGTCCCGATGGTGAACCCTTGTCGATGGTGCCCGGCGTCTTTGGCGAGCTCGTAGGCGAGGACGTCGTTGACCCGGAACCCGGCCTGTGCTTTGCCGGCGCTGTTGATGTCACCGATCCAAACGTCCACTTGGTGGATGTCCA